TTGGGCGTGAATTTACAAAAGGAAAAAGTACCATGAAGAAGCATCACGATGACGGCGGTATGCGCCGTGGTGGACATAAGAAGCACCATGACGACGGCGGTATGCGCCGTGGCGGTCACAAGAAACACCATGATGATGGTGGCATGAAGCGTGGCGGCCATAAGATGCACCACGATGATGGTGGCATGGCCCGTGGTGGCGCTGCTCCTCGTCTGGCGGCCCTCGCTGCTCTGGCTCGTGCGGCCCGCGCGCGTTCTATGGGTGCCCCGATGGGTGCCCCGATGGGTGCCCCGATGGCGGCTCCTATGCCCCCTGCTGCTCCCGGCATGAAGCGCGGTGGTCGCATGAAGCACCATGACGACGGCGGTATGCGCCGTGGCGGTCACAAGAAACACCATGATGATGGCGGCATGAAGCGCGGTGGTCACAAGAAGCACCACGATGATGGTGGCATGAAGCGTGGCGGTCACAAGAAACACCATGATGATGGCGGCATGAAGCGCGGTGGTCACATGAAGCACCACGATGATGGTGGCATGAAGCGCGGTGGTCACAAGAAGCACCACGATGATGGTGGCATGAAGCGTGGCGGCCATAAGATGCACCACGCTGGTACGGTTGCTTCGGGTGGTTATCGTAAAGCTGCGGATGGCCCTATCGTTAAGAAGGGTAAGACCCGTGGTGTCACCCTCCGCAGAGGCGGTAAGTGCTAATATGCGGGCGTCTCGGGGAATGGGGGACGTTCGTCCCTCCAAAATGCCTAAGGCCAAGACCGTTACTCGTAAGGACAACCCTAACGACGTGACGGTCTACGCCAAGGGCGGCAAGACAAAGAAGTGGATCGCTGGGGCTATTAAACACCCCGGCGCTCTGCGCTCTGCTTTGCATGTTCCCAAGGGTCAAAAAATCCCGGCGTCTAAGTTGGCTAAGGCCGCTAAGGCACCGGGGAAGATGGGTCAGCGTGCTCGCTTGGCTCAAACGTTTAAGAAGATGCATAAAGGCTAAAGTTATGGGCGTGGGACCTTCACTTATGCAGGGTAATAGTGCTCTCGGCACCAGCTCCAGCGCTCCTGCGCCCACAACTAACACCCCTATGCAGGGTAATAGTGCTCTCGGCACCAGCTCCAGCGCTCCTGCGCCCACAACTAACACCCCTATGCAGGGGCAATACGGTTTTTTCTCGGGACTACCGGCGTATGCGCAGGGGTTTAACCCTTATACGCAGCCCTTTATGAGCCAGTTTGCCCCCCAGCAGCAAGGACCACAGGGCGGTTATGGCGGTCCCCCACCTTGGATGCAGGGGCAACAGGGTGGTTATGGCGGTTATGGCGGTCCCCCACCTTGGATGCAGGGGCAACAGGGTGGTTATGGCGGTTGGGGCCACCACGACTGGGACCAGAACCAGAACCAGAACCAGCAGCAACAGTCTACGCAAACGCAGTCGCTACAGCAGGCTAATGCGCCAGCTAATCCTAATTCTACGACATTCACCCCATGACAGCTTCTGGTACCACAACTTTTGATCTAGACCTCAACACTATCGTGGAAGAGGCGTTTGAGCGTTGCGGTTCGGAACTGCGGACGGGTTATGACTTGCGCACTGCGCGGCGTAGTTTGAACCTGTTGACTATTGAGTGGGCAAATCGGGGTATAAATCTCTGGACCATTGAGCAGGGTTCGATCCCTATGGTTCAGGGCCAGATTACTTACACTCTCCCTGCTGATACTATCGACCTCATCGAGCAAGTTATTCGTACTCAGCCGGGTATTATTCCGCAGACTGATATCAATATCAGCCGTATTAGTGTGGATACCTACGCCACAATCCCCAACAAGCTGGCCCAAGGCAGGCCCATTCAGGTCTGGATTAATCGTCAGTCCGGTGCAACGTACCCCGGTCCCGATCCGGCAGCGGGTGTCGACTACCCAAATATTAACGTCTGGCCATGCCCAGATCAGAGCAATTACTACACGTTTGTGTACTGGCGTATGCGTCGTATCCAAGATGCTGGCAATGGCACAAACACGCAGGACATCCCGTTCCGTATGCTGCCCGTCCTTGTGGCGGGCTTGGCGTACTACCTCGCCATGAAAATTCCAGATGCCCTGCCTCGGCTTGGGATGCTGAAGGCTGTTTACGAAGAACAGTGGCAAATGGCTTCGGATGAAGACCGGGAAAAAGCCCCCCTGCGGTTGGCCCCACGTCAGCTATTTTTCTAGAGGTGAACCGTGCCTAATAGGTTTGCTTCAGGTAAATGGGCTATCGCAGAGTGCGATAGGTGTGGCTTTCAATACAAACTGAAAGAGCTGCGGCAGCTCGTTATCAAGACCAAGAATGTAAACCAGATTGTCTGTCCGACGTGCTGGGAGCCCGATCAACCCCAGCTCCAGTTGGGTATGTACCCCGTCGACGACCCCCAAGCCCTTCGTAACCCCCGGCGCGATACAACTTACCTTCAAGCGGGTTTAACAGGGCTTCAGGTTCTTACGGTGAGCCCGCCAGACCCGTCTGCGGAGCTATCTTTTGGTACACCGTCTGGTGGTAGTCGTGTTATACAGTGGGGCTGGGACCCCGTCGGGTTGAACAACCCGTTGAATTTGTCTGGCCTTGTGAATGATCTGGTCGCACAAGGTCAGGTAGGTACAGTGACCGTGCAAACTTAAGGAGAGTTATAGTGGCTAAGGAATCTTCAAAGAGCGATATCAAGCAGGATAAGGCCATGATTAAGGCCATGATCCATAAGCATGAACGGCACGACCATCCCGGCAAGCCGCTGACAAAGTTTGCTAAGGGTGGTAAAACTGGTGCGCAGATGAAGGCTGTGGGCCGTGGTATGGCGAAAGTCATGAACCAGCGCAAGCACATGCGGCCTGTTCGTAAGATGGGGATTTAAGATGGCTGAGAAAATTTACCGGGACCCTAAGTCGGTACCGATTAACGGTAATAGTGGTTATCCGAATAATACAGCTAGTACCCAGACCCAAAAAACTCGTGGTACGGGTGCGGCTACCAAGGGTACTAAAAGCAGCAGCAAACTGGGGTAGCCCGTGAACTACACTACGCTTGTAGGTACTATTCAGGCTTATACTGAAAACGATTTCCCCAATAGTTCGGGGACGGGTGGACTTACGTCTACCCAGCAGATCAACACGTTCATTCAGGAAGCTGAACAGCGCATCTATAACACGGTGCAGTTACTGGACCTGCGCAAGAATGTGACCGGCAACGCCACGGCTTCTAATATGTACCTTACGGTGCCTACGGACTGGCTTGCTAACTATTCACTTGCAGTAATTGACCCGGTTACTGGTGGCTATGATTACCTACTGAATAAGGACGTTAACTTCATCCGCGAAGCGTTTCCGTATCCGGCGACCACTGGCAAGCCCACCCACTATGCCATGTTCGATCAGAATTCATACATCTTAGGTCCTACGCCGGATTCCAATTACTTGGTGGAACTCCATTATTTTTACTATCCGCCGTCTATCGTTGAAGCGGGTACATCATGGCTGGGCGACAACTTTGATTCTGTTCTTCTCTACGGCTCGCTTCTGGAAGCGGGGGCTTTCATGAAGTCCGAAGCCGATACTATGAGCGTCTACCAAAAGCGGTATGATGAAGCCTTAGCCCAACTAAAGGAATTGGGTGAAGGGAAGAATCGACAGGATATGTACCGCACGCAACAGGTTAGGTACCCCGTTAAATGAGCGATATGTCTTTGGTTTTTGGTGTCGATGTTGGCAATGTGATGGTGCAGACCACGTATAATCGCGGGTTTACGCCTGAGGAGATTGCCGAACGCGCACTGGATAAGATTGTGCATGTGGGTAGCAACGCGCACCCCGCTATCAGGGAACAGGCAGAAGCTTTCAAGGATAATATCCGTGCGGTGTTGGTGTATTACATGAATGAGGCCGTTCGGTCTCATAACGTTACTCTGGTTAGCAAGTTCCAGAAAGCAGGCTATCCCGAGCTGGTTAAAATTCTGGATACTTAAGGAGAACTACAATGGCAATTACGCAAGCTATGTGCTCTAGCTTCAAGGCTGAGCTTATGTTGGCCGTACACGATTTTCGTCCTGCCGGTCAGACCGGTGCCAGCACATTTAAGCTGGCGCTGTATACTTCGTCGGCTGCTATCGACGCCAATACTACGGCGTACACATCCTCTAACGAGGTGTCGACTTCCGGTACGAACTATACTGCCGGTGGCAACGCGCTGACTAATCTTGGTGTTACTACGGTTGATACCAGTTCTTCGGCGGGTACGGGGTATACGAACTTCAGCACCCTTACTTTTTCGAACGCGTCGTTCACGGCTCGTGGTGCGCTTATCTACAACACCACACCCAAGTCTAACAGCAACGCCAATACTACGCTGACGAACGCTGCGGTGTGTATTCTGGATTTTGGTGCGGACAAGACTGCCAGCAACGGCGACTTCTCTATTATTTTCCCGTCAGCCACTAATACAACGGCTATTATTAGGATTTCCTAATGGCTCTTGTAGTCGCAGATCGCGTACAACAGACGACGACTACTGCTGGTACTGGTACCGTTACTCTCTCGGGTAGCGTTACTGGTTACCAGTCGTTTTCGGCTATAGGTAATGGCAACACGACGTACTACACGCTCGTGGATGGTAGCAACTGGGAAGTTGGTATCGGTACCTATACTGCATCGGGCACTACGCTTTCGCGCGATACAGTGTATGCATCCAGTGCTGGCGGTACGACAAAGATTACCCTTAGTGGCGGTACTACTAACGTTTTAGTAACTTACCCAGCCGAAATTGCTACTATGCTGGGTAATCCAACTCCGACTGCCGGTGGCGTACTTTACGGAACTGGTACTGCGATTGGCGTTAGCGCAGTTGGCACAGTCAGTGGCTACCAGTTCCTCCAGTCTGCCGGTGCGGCCTCCCCGACTTGGGTTCAAATCCCGTCGTTCAAGGACGTTGCCGTAGCCCCGTCATCCCCCGCGCCCATTGAAGGCGACAGGTTCTTCGACAATACGTCGGGCATCAACTACACCTACATCACTGACGCCAACGGCTCGCAGTGGGTTGAGACCTCCGCTGCCGGTACGCCGACTAACGGCGTCTTCTCCACGATGGCCCTCGGCGGAGCCACGCTGGGGTCTAATGCTCTGGCTGTCACTGGGACAACGGCGTTGTCGTCCACGCTAAACTTCGGCGGTTATGCTGCGGAAGGCACCGTCACGGCTGCGGCAACAACTGACCTAGGAACATCCACAGCCAACCGGCAGAGCGTCACCGGCAGCACGACGATCACCAGCTTTGGCACGGGTGCAAACCTATACCGCATAATCCGGTTTACCGGCGCGCCGTTGCTCACCTACAACGCCACAACCCTCATCACACCGACCAAGGCAAACATTCAGGCCGCACCCGGCGATATTGCTACGCTGACCTCGGATGGCTCGGGTAACTGGACGATTATAAGTTATGCGCCGTTTGGCGGCACGCTGTTCACCTCTGCTTCCGGTTTGACTGGCACTGGCCCCAGCAACATCGGCTCGCTGTCTTTAACACCCGGCAAGTGGTCGCTGTCTGCAATGTATTTTTATTCTGGCAGTGGTGGCTCCATCGCTACAGTTGGCGTCGGGACCACGAGCAGTTCTTTGGCGGGAATGGTTACAGGTACATCGCGTCAAGGTGGCGTTGTCTATACGGCTGGTGGTTTTGGTGGCGCAACTCTTGGCCCGTTCATTGTCACACTGACTGCAACGACAACTTATTATGCCGTTTATACCAACGATGGTAGTGCAAACAGTGATGTCGGCTCTTTTACAGCGCAGAGGATAATTTAATGATTTACCTCATTGAACACGCCCCCTCTGGCGACATTCTCCGCACCTATGACGGCATGGACGAGGAGACTGTCAAAGCCCTCGTTTCCGTCAGCGGCAACCCATACGACATCGTGGACGAGGCGACGTACAATGCGAAGATCGCGGCCATCCCGGTCAAGGCGATATTGGAACCTAAATAATGGCTATCAACTTCCCCGCATCGCCCACGACCAACCAGACGTACACCTTTAACGGGCGTACTTGGACTTGGAACGGCGTGGGCTGGCAGGCTACGGGATCAATCGGCCCCACGACGTATCCGGGTACTGGCATTGCAGTGTCTACTGGCTCGGCGTGGAACACATCCCTGACGGCTCCGAGCGGTGCGGTTGTTGGTACTACTGATACCCAGACCCTAACCAATAAGCGCAATACTTTGCGCGTCTCTAGCACTGCTTCAGGGTCAACTTTGACCGTCGATATTAGTTCTTTCGATGAATATGCTTACACGGCGCTTGCGGCCACTTTGACCATTGCTGCGTCCACGACAGGCACCCCGGTCAATGGCGACAAGATGATCATTCGCATCAAGGATAACGCTACTCCGCAAACGCTGACTTGGACGACAAGCGGCGCAGGCGGCTGGCGGGCTATTGGCGTGACGCTTCCTGTCTTAACAACGGCAAGCAAAACCATTTATGTTGGCGCTATTTACAACGCCCTAGACGCTTTCTGGGATGTCGTAGCCGTGACGACGCAGGCATAACATGGCTAATAGATATTGGTTCTCTAGTGTTTCGGCAACTTGGGATACCACAACAACAGCAAGTTGGTCTGCTGCCGCAGCGGTAGTGTTTACTGGTTCTTGTAGCGGAACAGCTTTAACTACGACGGGATCGCCATCTCTTGTAGTTGGCATGACTGTAAATCCCACATCCGGCCTTTCTTTAGGCACTATTG